GAGGGCAAAAAGTTAAAAGAGCTTAAACTATACAAAAAAGCCTCTAAGCATAAAATCTGGGAGTGTGGAGTACCTGAGCAATTACAATCTCAATTAAGCGAGATTTTAGCTGGATTAAATATTATTTGGGATAAGTCAAAACAACTTAGACTAGAAAATAAAACTCACAATTAATACTTGACAATATAAGGGACAATGGTTTATTGTCCCTTATATAAAGATATAAATTAACAATAAAGGATAATATAAATTATGACTAATACAGATATGTTTTTTGATATTGCTAAAAATATCAATAATGCAAGTCAATCGGCTACTAGATATGGCAAGTTATTTTCATTAAGAGATTTATTAAGCGAGATTGAAACTCTTAAAGATATTGACACGGCTACAAAATTAAAAATTAAAATCTTAATAGAGGGCAAAATTAACGGCATTAAAAAAGATATTAAAAACAATCAAGTAATTAATGACCCGTTTTTAGATAGTATGTAATTATGACAGATAAAAATTATTATATAGGACTTTCTGATATATCATTTTATTTAACAGATGATGACGGCAATATAAAAACAGATAAAAACGGTAATGAAATTATTTACAAATTAAAAGACGGGATAAGATATAAGCCGTTAGAATATATTACAGAGGGCATTGAGTTGAATATGCTACAAAAAATATGACAGAATTAAAACAAGACCATTTTGAAGTAATAGATGCTAATAAGCAAAAAGCATACGAAGAGCAAAAACAAATGAGAGATGAAATAAGCTTTTATGCTCTTAACTGTCCAAAATTTAAACTATTTAAACTATATGATGAATACAAGCGCATTAAAAAAGACAACACCGAATAAAAAAATAACTCTATTAAAAAAAGCTGATTTTTTGAGCTTAAAACCTGAATTAAAACATTTAAAAGTCTCTGAATTAAGAGAACATTTTAAAATGACACATATAGTTGACGGCAAATTTAGAGATATGAGAGGTTATTGTTTTAGCT